GGCGATTATAAGTATAATGGAAAAATAACATATACTCTTATAAGAGGCACGAAGGTAGGTGTTTGAAATTAAAGTTTTACATAGTTTTCTTACAATTTACAATAATGTTAAATAATAGAAGTTATAAACCACAAAAACCACTATCACAATCACTGAAGTCATCAAATGAAATCTCTATCTGTGGTTTAAAATTAATAACTTGCTCGTAAGTACAGTCCTTTCTAAATGTGTTCGGATGATTCTCTTTTTCTTGATTAGAAAACCATTTCATTTTATTCGGATGTTCTTGTGCCATTTTAGATAAAAAAACAGGATTTCTATGAAAGCAGCCTACGCAATTATTATAATATCCATGCTTAAATTCCACATCTTTATTTTTATCCCAATAGTTCTCTATATCAATCTTTCTAATTTCATCATCTATTAATGGGAATGATGGAATCCTCCATTCTATTAACCCCCATTTATTTCTATTACCATTTTTACTTTTACCGATAATAGTTTTCATTTCATTGACTCCATTTTCATTGAGTTGCTCAATCATTCGTTTTGCTCTTTTCATCTCATTAACTCTATATCCTATTCTCATCTCGCAAACCTCATTTAATTCTGACTTCCACCAGTCAAATATAGGTATCATTTTCATATCTGTCGTGCAATACCTTGTCATAACATTTGGCAAGTAATTCTTTCCGTTTTTTCCTTTTCTTTTATTTATAACATCTTCAAATGCCTCTCCAGTAACCCAAGTTATTTCACTACCTATTTTCTGCTCTAAACTAAGCATTGCCTTTATGATAGAGTCCTGCTCTAGTGTACCGATAAAATCCATCTGAATCTTATCAGAAACTATTTGTCTTATTTTGGAATCTGGATATAAACATTCTTTATCGTTAGTTCTCACTAATGAGAATACATTGTAGTCAGCAGGGTAATTTACTGCTATATAACTTGAGGTTTTACCTCCACTTAAACTGTTTACTGTTTTCATAGTTTTATAATTTTGTTTGTGCAAATATATAACAATATTTTAATTAAAGTTCAATTTTATATAATAATTAGGAAAGTAGTTTAGATTATTTTTGTATCTTGCGACTTTAACATAATATAATGAAAGAAGATAATAAGAAGTTAGGTAGTGAGGCAAGGAAGAAAAGACCTCAACTTGGTAAGATAGATGAGAATTATAATAAAACTCCAAAGGCATTACAACCTAAAAATAATGAGGCAAGACAAGTGGCTAAGATGACTCGTAAATCACTTGCTTATGCTTTAGAAGGACAACCTGTAAAGATTAAGATGGCATTAGATATATTATTTGATGAAGACCCTAGAGCATATATAGATGCAATAGCAAAACTAATGAACTATGCTATGCCTAAATTACAATCAACAGAAATTAAAAAAGATACTGATACTAAGATTGAGATTAACTTAACTGAAGGTGCAACTCTTGATGATATTAAAAAACAAATTAGAGGTCTTGAAGATGCAGAAGATATTGACTATACTGAGTTAGATGAATAAAAATAACTAAAACTAAAAACAATGAAAATACTAAACTTATATTGTGGAATAGGTGGCAATAGGAAACTTTGGGGTGATGAACACGAAATAACTGCAGTTGAATATAATGAGAAGGTGGCAAATAAATATAAAGAGTTGTACCCTAACGACAATGTAGTAATAGCAGATGCTCACGAATATTTGTTAGACCATTATAAAGAATTTGACTTTATATGGAGTAGTCCTCCCTGTCAAAGTCATAGCACTACAAATTATTTTACTCAGCACATAAGAAAAAGACCTGTTTATCCTTCAATGAAATTGTATGAAGAAATAATCTTTTTAGATAATTTTTATAAAGGAAAGTATTGTGTAGAAAATGTTGTTAGTTATTACGAACCTCTTATAAAATCACAGAAAATAGGTAGGCATTATTTTTGGTCTAATTTTTTTATTCCTGTAATAAAACAGCCTAAAAGTGATATAGGTGGAATGAATCATAAGAGTGGATACAATACAGCAAATAAAAAACCTTTAGAAGAAAGAAATGCAGTTAATTCTGAATTAGGATTGCATATATTAAACAGAGCAATTGGAATTGTATTATGCAATAGTGTAAAACAAAGTAAACTATTTTAATGACTAATAAAAAATTATTAAAGTTCGCACTTGAAAAGAAACTTTGTGAGATGAGTTTCTATGAGTTCTTTAAGTCTGCTTGGATAGTTGTAGAACCATCAGTACCCTTATCTACTAATTGGCATCATAAATATATATGCGATACGCTACAAGAAGAATGTGAGAGGATAATAAGGCAAGAGCCAAAAACTAAAGATATAATTATTAACGTACCCTTCCGTTCAACAAAGTCATTAATAGTTACTGTTATGTTTCCAGTCTGGGCTTGGATAAAATCACCTAAACTAAGATTCATTACATCATCTTATTCTGCTACACTATCTATTGAACTTGCAACTAAATCAAGGGATATAATATTTAGTGATTGGTTTAAGAAAAGATGGGGAGATGTTTTTCACATTAAGAAAGACCAAAACTTAAAAGAGAGATACGAGAATAATCATATTGGAATGAGAAGAGCAACATCTGTTGGTGGTACTGTAACAGGACAGGGTGGGGACTTTCTAATTGTGGATGACCCTCTATCACCTCAAATGGCAAACTCAGCAACAGAGAGAGAAAATGCTAATGAATGGTATAGGACAACATTCTACTCAAGACTTAATCAAGCAGACATTGGAGTAAGAATTATAATTATGCAAAGAGTACACGAAGAGGATTTAAGTGGATTCTTATTAGATAGAGAAACAAGAATAAAATATAAACATATTTGCATACCTGCAACAAATCACGATGGTAACATTAAACCAAAATCATTAGAAAAGTTTTATAACAAAGAAAATGGCTTATTTTGGGAAGATAGATTCAGCAAAGAAGTATTAGATGACTATAAGAGTGCATTAGGTACTTATGGCTATGCAGGACAACTACAACAAACACCAACACCACTAGATAGTGGTATGATTCATAAAGATTGGTTTAAGATAGATAGATATAGGAAAGATGATGCTACAATAAACTTTGTTATTGACCCTGCATATACTGCAAATCAAAAGAATGACCCCTCAGCACTACTAGCATATACCTATAAAGATAACAAATGGCAGATAGTAGACTGTATTAATGTACATAAAGAATTTCCTGAGTTAGTTAAATTCATCCCTCAATGGGTACAAAAGAATGGCTACACACCAAAAAGCAGAATATATGTAGAACCTAAAGCATCAGGTAAGTCTATCGTACAAACGCTAATTAGAGAAACAGGTCTTAATGTTAAAGAAGATAAACCACCAACTAAAGATAAAGTAGCAAGAGTTAGTGATATTAGTGCTTCTTTAGAATCAGGTAGAGTAAGTTTACTAAATGGGGATTGGAATAGAGAGTTTTTAGACCAACTCACCAGATTTCCAGCAGCAAAACACGATGATATGGTAGATTGTTTAGTTATGGCTGTAAATAAGGAAATTTGGGGTGGTGGAGGCAAGGTAGTTTACTTCAGTTAAACTTTTTTTCAGTTTGTTTAAAAATTGTGAAAATATTTCATAGTCTAATTACTATTTTTGCATAGTTTTGAGTAATTCTAAAAAAATTATCAAAAAATTATGAAGAAAAAAGAAATAGCGTACATAAACGAGAATCATAAGCAAATTATTGAATTGCATATAAGTAAAATAAAAAAAGCAATGTATTTTGCTACTGAAGATGTTGGAAGTGGTAAATATCAGGACTACTTGCAAATATTAGACTCAGTTTACTTATACTCTAATAATTTTCACGAAACTATGGTTGAGAAGAAAGATAATGAAGGAGTGTTAGATGAGTTTATGTTTCTAATACCAAATATGGTGTTTTATACTGCTATTGGTTATTTGACTGCATTGAAAGATGGATGTAATGATTCTTTGATGAGAAGTGCTTTGGAAGAAATAGGTGGATATTGTGAAAATGCAACAAGCGAACTTGCAGATGTGCTTATAGATGAAAAAGAGAAATTAAAAATGTTGCAAGATATTTCAAATTTACAACTAACCAAAAATTAATATATAATGGTAGAAATCAAAATTCAAGACAAAAGTTATGAAATTCCAACAGAATGGAAAGATATAACGCTAAGATATTGGTGTGGATTATATGCAATTATCAATCAGTACAATAAAAGAGATGAAGAAGGTAAGATTATTGAAGCAGAACACACAGAAGTAGAATTATTAAAAATGAATAGAGATATTTTTATATATCTTACAGGTCTTACTGCTAATGAGATGAATATGCTAGATGTTGATAGTGTAAACGCTGCAGTAGCAACATTCTCACAAACATTAGAAGAATATAAGCCAAAAGGAATAGAAAAGTTTGAGTTTGAAGGTGATGAGTATTTATTTCCAAAAGAATTTTTAAAAAGAAACACATTTGGTGATTATATTGAGTCGACTCACTTAGAAAGTACAATAGAAATAATGAAGCACGGAAGATTTGATGTTCTTCCTGAGCAAATGGCAATACTTTGCAGAAAGGTTGGAGAGGAGTATGATGATGATGTAATACCTAGCAAAACTGAAAAGTTTAAAGAATTGACAATGGACTTGGTTTGGGAGTTCAGTTTTTTTTTGACAATGCAAAGCGTAAAATTAACAAGGACTTTCCAAATGTTTTTGGGCAAAACAGAGGAAGAGGTGGAGGAGGCAAAGGTAGAGTTTCTACAGTTGGACTCTACAACAAGTTCATAAAACCTTATGGTTGGTTGAATAGTTTATATATGGTTGCAGAAAAAGGAATATTTAGGATGGATGGTGAAAACGACATAGAAAGTGTAAAGAAAACAGATTTATATAAGGTTCTAACTTATTTAAGTTGGAATACTGCTAAAAATGACTATGAAATTGCTGTTCAGGATAAAATACATAATAAAAATAATATAACATTGTAATAATGGCAATAACAAGATTAACAGACATAATAACAGTATTTGACAGCAAATGGACTTATGGTGATGTAAAGTTTGGTTACGAAGGTGAAGTAAATCAAGACCACGATACTAAATATCCATTAATGCTAGTTGAACCACCAGAATCAACTATACCTGTAGTATATAATGGTAGAGAACAATATACATTTGAAATAAATTTCTATAACTTATATTCTCAAGCAGCACAATCAGTAGTTACACTTCAAAAGAGATGGGATAATTTACAAGATTTGGCAAATGAATGGCTAGATATGGTACTTAAAAATTATCAAGATGGAAATGTAGAAGCATACTTAGAAGATGAGAGTATTGAAATAGAAAGAGTTAAAGAAGTAGCAAATGATAGATTAGTACAAATAAAATTAACATTTACTATGAGTGCATTTACTAAATGCTTCAGACCTGTTTCAAAATACCCATCAGATTTTTCTGACTTAAAAGTATGGTTGAAAGCAGATAGTGGTGTAACATTTGATATAGCATCTAAAAGAGTAAGTGCTTGGGCTGACCAATCAGGAAATAGCAGCAATGTTGCTCAGGCTACAGCAGCAAATCAACCACTAAGATATGGGTATGATGGTATCAATGATAAAGCATATTTAGACTTTGATGGTACTAATGATACTTTTGTTTCAGGAAGTAACTTACCTGTTACAACAGACTTTACAATATTTGAAGTAAGTAAAATTGATAAAGCAAGTGATAATGTGTTTGGATGGTATAATTCAAGTGCTGCTATATCTATAGGAACTAACGCTAGTGGACATATTACTGCTACAGTAAGTGATGGAACTAATACAATAACTGCAAATACTTCAGCAGATAATAAATCAAAAAATCATATATCAATACTAAAAAAGAATAGTAAAACAATAAATTTAGAATATTATGATTCTTCAAGTTCTATAACTGCTACAGATAATGATTCAAGTTTTAATAATGCTTTTGTTTTTAATACAGCAACATTTAATATTGGTTCTTACAATAGCACAAATCATATGGATGGACAAATAAACGAATTAATAATTTTTAATAGAGCATTAACTGATGCAGAGATTGCTGATGTGAAGGGTTACTTAAATTTAAAATATAAAATATATTAAGATATGGCAGGATATAATGGAGATGTAAGTTGGCAGATACAACCACTTGATGCAAATAATAATTCAAATCTAGCAGGGGCTTTTTGGGGGTTTAGACAAAACAGTCTTAAAAGTGTAAATGACCCACTAAGATACCAAGTTATGTGGTCAGGAAGTGGTGTTAATGAAGGAGTAGAACCTTCTGCTGCTAATTTTTCAAATAACAAAGGTGATATTGTTAATGTCCTTTTTAAAGTTGAGGTAGATGTTTCTAATGGTAATTTTCAAGAATTAGGTACAATTAAAAAGTCAAGAGATATATTAAGTAAAAGATATAACAACGACACTCCTGCAGGAGGACATAGGTTTACAGTAGATATTAGTCAATTAGTTTCTAATGAATTATCTTACAGTTTATGTCCAATTAATAAAGGTACTTGGCAGAGTAATGAATATGGAGGAATGAATGGTGGTTTAACTGTACAGGATAATGTTATTAATAATGGGGCTGTTAATGGTTACCCAATAAGCAGTTTTAATATTACAAACAATGGAACTTTTAGAAGATTAAGAGTAACACCATCTTTTGAAGTAATAAATGCTACAGGTGAGATTGTATCAGGAGGAAGTATGCCACATTCAAATTATATAACTGTTATAAATTCAGTAAATCAGTTTGAAAAAGATAGTTTGTATTATGCTCTTTCTTATAGAATTGCTAATTCAACTTCAGGTAATAAATTCAGTTTTTTAAGTAGATGTCCAAATTTCACAGAATCAGGGACAACAACAACTTATGACTTCCAAAAGCCTATTAGAATAGATGAACAAGCAGAATTTTTACAGTTTTTTATACAAGAAACTTTTACTGTAGGACAAGATGCAGGTGCTATAGGATTAAAAGTTGAAACATTTACTGCAGATGGAAGTGCAGAAAACACATTTTATTTGAGAGATTTTGAGGATAATTTAAAAACAGATTCTTCTGCAACATTAATAGGAGTTAAAATGCTGCAAAACTATCAAGGACTAATGTGTATACAAAATGTATCTCCACATTATATAAATAATACTTCTACTCTTAAAAACTCTACAACTAGCAGAACTTCTTTTCCTTATTGGACTGCATATAGTGGAGGGAAAATAACAGCATCAACTTCTTATTATAGAGTTAGTATGTCAAAATTCAAGTTAGCATCTAGTTATACAGAAACAAGAGCAACAAAATTTCGTTATTTCAAAATAGATAGAGAAGATGAGAAAATTCCTTACAACTTTGTTAGATTTCATTGGTTAAATTCTCTTGGTGGTATTGATAGTTATACTGCAAAAAAAGATATAATAGAAGGATTGACAATAAGTAGAGATGTAATTGAAAGAAAGAGTGGTGATAGAACTTGGTATCAAGATGACCAAATAGGAGGAACTGATATCTCCCCAAATTCACTATACATATCAGACACAATGAGAGGAGGTGATATATATAAGGGAGGCAGACAAGTTTCTAATGTAAATGCAGAAAGAAATAAAAGTGTTTATACAGAACCATTAAACAAAAGTATGGCAAAGTGGTTAGAAGAAATGATGTTATCTCCTAATGTTTGGATAGAGATGGATACAGAAGCAACAGCAATGGGAAATAGTAGAAATCCATACCTAAGACCATCAGACAAAGAATATATACCTGTTATCATAACAAATAGTGGTGTTGAAACTGTTAATCAAGAGCAGGGATTAGTTAAATTTAATATTGAGTACACTTTAGCACACAAAGTAATAACACAAAGAAACTAATATATGTCAGTAAAAATAGAGATACTAGATTATATATATACAGATAACACTAAGACTGTAGTTGATTCTAATAAAAGTGTGATTGGTGAATTAGATGTAACTGACCATTCTGATTTTCCTTTAGCATTGACATTTCAAATATCAGATATTAAGGATTTAACCTCAACAAGTGGAGATTATAGTAAGACATTCAAAATACCTGCAACAAAGAATAACAATCAGTTATTAAAACACTCTTATACAGCAAATATAGATACTGATATAAATATTACTGAAAATAAAAAGTGTAGAATACTTGTGGATAATCTTTTTTCTATAAAAGGATTAATAAAAGTAACAGGAGTTGGAGGGTATGGGGAAAATCCTTCTTATTACGATTGTGTTTTTTTTGGAAATAATTTAAGTTGGGCAGATGATTTGTCTAATTCATACATTAGTGATATAGAATGGGGTGCTGCTAGTAAAAACCTAAAATATAACAAAACAAGTATTGTGGCTACTTGGCAGGACAGTGATTGTGATTCTTCTACATCTGTAATAGTATATCCAATAACTTCTTATGGAGGATATAATCCTGATGGATTAGAAGTAGGTGGTTATACTAACAAAACAATACAACTTTTAGATACTTATGGAGATTTCTATGGTTATGGGGCTTCTTTTTCAGGATATTATGGTTTTAATAATGCTAATCAGTCTTACGGAACTCCTGTACCAACAGCAGATTGGCGACCTGCAGTATTTGTAAAAGACACATTAGAAAAGATATTTGCAGGAGCAGGAAGTGGCTATAAAATCAACTCAAACTTTATGAACACAGATATGTTTAAAAGGTTAGTATGGTTATTACCTAATTTTAAATATAACAATCCTGAAGAAAGATATAAAGAGTTTGCTGTAGAAACTTCTTTTGAAAATGGGGTGTCTATGACTGCAAGTGGAGGTTCTTTTTCACCAATTACAGAAAATGGTATTCAACTGTTTTCTGATGCTAATATAGAGCAAGATGATGGAGATGTTTATTTTACAGGTTCAAGTAGAGAAGAACTTGAAATAGTAAGTCCAACTAATTTATCTATAAATTTAGATAATGGTTCTTATGTAGATTCTACTAATCACTACATAACGATTGGTGAATATGGTTATTATGATATAAATATTAATGGTATAGAGTCAAAAATTGCAAGAGTATACAAGGATGGTGGCGATGATGTTAAAATAAATGATGTACATACTGCAATAAACTTGGAAGTTCAAACAGTAGGACAAACAAGTTGGAATATAATAAGTCAATCTTCTCATATATTTAGTATTAATCAAAATGTTGATTTTAATACAGATGCTTCAACTGATTATGCTGAAATGCCTAGTATTAATAGAAACAATGTTTGGTTAAATAAAGGAGATAGAATAAGATTAACTCTTGGAACTAAATTAACTTGCACTCAAAGACCTTATCAGGAATTTATTTTATCTATTTTCTTTAAGACAGGCTCATTTAGTGAATTTAATATTGTTTTTAAATCTCAAAATGTAGAGTATGGGCAGACTTATGATTTAGAAAATGTTATAAATAAAGATTATAAGCAGATTGATTTTGTAAAAGGTATAGCACACGCATTTAATCTTAAAATGACTACCAATGAAACAACAAGAGTTGTAAATATAGAGCCATTTAACAGTTTCTATAAAGATTATGCTGAGGCAATAGATTGGACTTATAAATTAGACAGAAGCAAACAAATAGAAGATAAATGGCTAAAAAGTGATTTAAAAAGAGATTTTGTTTTTAAGTACAAATCAGATAGTAATGACAAGAAGGTTGAACGTAGAGGTGAGCAATATTTTCATAATATAAAAGATGAGTACCCATACCAAGAAACATTACCTAAAACTTTTGAAAAAGGAGAAAGTAAATATGAAAATCCTTTCTTTGCAGGGTCTTATAATGCTAAAGATTTAGAACCTCAGGCAGGTGCTTCTGACCCCCCTTATTCTGCTTGTTTATGGCAAGAAAATGCTTATGGATGGGAATCATACAGACCTGAAAAAGGATACAACTTCTCACCAAGACTTTTATATTGGAATAAATACTCTCCATCAGGATTAACATCAACATCAATGAGAAAGTATGCAAATGTGCAAACTTGGTCAAATAGAAGAGATTTTGTTGTAGCAAACCAAAATGGAGTTAGTGCATTTGTATCTACAATATACCCTCAAGCAACATCAATTAATAGAGATGATAGTTCAAGTCCAATACTATCTTATGGTAATGTTCTGGTTAGAGATTTTAACAATACAACAGGTGTTTATACTTCTTATTCATCAGGGAAGGGATTATTTGAAACATATTACAAAAGTATGTTTGAGATGTTAAAAGCAAAACCAAGATTGAGAAATGTTTATATTGATTTAAAAGTAGTAGATATTATAAATTTAGATTTTACTAAATTAGTATATATAGATGGAGTTTATTGGAGAATTAATAAAATTGTTGACTATCAACCAAACAAAAACGAAACTACAAAAGTAGAATTAGTTGAATGGCAACAGTTAGGTACTTTTGCTGCAACAGCACCATCTTTTGGAGGTACTACATCTAATACAAATTTTGGTCTAGGAGTTAATACACATTGGGATGGAGGTCCTGCAGATGATGTTGACCCTTTAGATTTTGAACTTTAAAATATGAAAAACAGAAAACAAATAACAGATAGAGGTATAGCACAAAGAAGTGGTTTAGATGTATTTTCTAACATAACAATATACACAGGTGATTATGTGAATTTTGGTAATGGTATTGATTTGTCCTCTAGTTTATCTACAGCAACTGACCACGCAACAACAGCAGCGAATCCTACTACTGATGCTTTAGCAAACAATCCTGCATCTGATATTGGAAAATGGTATCGTTATCATACAAGTGGCTCTCCTTGGACTTCTGTATCAGCACCTACAAGTGCTAGTGGTTATATTTTGTTTTATGGTCAAGTAACAGGAGGATTAACTTCAATGAGTGGTATGTATCAAAAATTATCTTTAATTAAAGGGGATGAATATCAAGTAAGTATTAGAACTGCTGTGAATACAAACACAGGTACATTGTATGTAAATATTTATAGTCCTCAACTTGATGGTAGTTTCTCTGCTTCTATTATTGATAGAATAGATTTTCCTGTTACTATTGGTGCTACAAGTATTCAAACCTCAACATTTACTGCTTCAAATGCTAATGATATTATTGTTCTTTATTTTATCACAAGTGAAACTTCTTCACAGACTGTAGCGATAACAGATATATCTGTAAAACAAAAAGAAGAATACTTAGTCCCTATGTATGCTACTGACCAATATGGTAATGATCATAAAATATTAAGAAGAAGCACAAACGAAAAAATATCTAATGATTAAATTTAAAAAAACAAGTAGAACTTTGATTGAGGTTGGTTTTATGCTTAGGAAAGGTTTAAGGCAGGAACTTATAGACCAAAAGCATAATGCTACAGGTAGATTAAGTAGAGGTTTAAAATATCATATTAAAGATACTACTTTAAATATTATGTCATCTGTTAGTTATTGGAAAGCAGTTAACAATCCTAGATTTGCTAAAGTTCCCAACCTTAAAACTATAATAAGATGGATGAAACAAAGAAATATAACAGGTTCTGCAGGGGCTATTTTAGCAAGATTGGCAAATGGTAAAAAAGAAGGTCAAAAAGCGAATTATGGAAATAAGACATATCCGAATAACGTTATGAGGGAATCTTATGTAATTTACCAAGAAGGAAACAAAGTAAGAAGAACAAACTTTGCAGGATATGTAGCAAATAAGTTTAGTAAAGAAGTAGCAAAGAAATTAGCACCATCTATAGGTAAAGATGTGGCAAGTATGATAGCAGATAAAATTAAAAATAACACAAAAGCAAAAGTAAGTTAATATGGCAAATACAGAAAAAATTGTAGTTCAGGTAGTCGTACAAGGTGAGAAGGATTTACAAAAGGTAGGTAAAACAGCAGATAAGTCAACTAGGAGTTTTGGTAAGATGGCTGCAGGGGTATTGGGTGCTGTTGCTGCATTTAAACAAATTAATCAATTAGTATCAAATTCTATTAGAGCATTTAGAGATTTTGAATTTCAAATGGCTAAAGTAAAAGCAATCACAGGTGCTAATAGAAGTGAATTTTTACAGTTATCTAAATCTGCTCAAGAATTAGGTCGTTCAACATTCTTTACTGCACAGCAAGTTGCAGAATTACAAACTAATTATGGTAAATTAGGATTTACTACTAAAGAAATATTAGATGCTCAAGAAGCAACATTACAATTAGCGACAGCAACAGATAGTGATTTGGCTAGAGCAGCGATTGTAGCAGGTTCTGCTGTAAGAGGTTTTGGATTAGATGCAAGTGAAACACAAAGAGTGGTAGATGTTATGGCTGTAGCATTTACAAGTTCTGCATTAGATATAGAAAAATTCCAAACATCTATGACTAAGGTTGCACCTATTGCAAAGTCAGCAGGTTTTTCTATTGAAGATACTACTGCTATTATGGCTCAATTAGCAGATTCAGGTATTGAGGCTTCTATCGCAGGTACATCTTTAAGAAATATACTTCTTAAAATGCAAGACCCAAATTCAGATTTAGTTAAATCTTTTGGTAAAACAATTCACTCTTTAGATGAGTTAGTCCCTGCATTAACAGAATTTAGTAAAGAGGGTGGTAGTCTTGCTGAGATTATGGAAGTAGTTGATTTAAGACAGGCTGCTGCATTTGAGCAAATGATTACAAGCAGACAAAGAACTGTTGAATTAAGAGATGCTCTTAAAGATGCTAATGGTGCTGCTGAAGAAATGGCTAGAATTGTTGGTGATACTTTAGAAGGTGCTTTAAAAAGAGCAGAATCAGCAAGTCAAGGTTTTAGTATAGCGTTTATTGATAGATTTGGAGAGCAGTTAAAAAATATAACTGATGGATTTGCAAATTTCATAAATAAGTTAACTGACTTTATTGATGTTCCAATATCAGAAAAACTTAATGAAGATAGAGTTGAAATGAATGAGTTATTTCAAACTTTACAGAAAACAAACATATCTCAAGAGGTAAGAAACAAACTTATAACTCAATTAAATTTAAAGTATGGAGAGTATTTACCTAATTTAGTTACTGAAAAAACAAATAATGAAGAACTAAAAAGGAGTCAAGTTGAAGCAAATGCAGCGTTATTACAAAAAATAAGTATTATGGCTGCTGAAGAAAAATTATTAGAGATAAGCAAAAGGAAATTAGATAATATTAATGAGGCTTCAAAATTACAAGCAGAATTAACAAACGCACAAAACAAAGCAGGAGCAACATCAAATATTATAAATTCTGAGGCTAATCAATCAATAAATCAGAATATAAAAGACCGAATGTCTCAAAATTTGGTTGTAGCAGGTTCTTCTGATAGAGTTACTGAATTAACTAAAAATTTAAAACAAAATACAGAAGAAGGGGAAAAACTTACAAAAGAATTTAATGATATGGCTGCATCAGCAAGTAAATTAGGTGTAGATGTAGATGCTTTGTTAAAATCTACAGAATTATCAACTTCAGGACTAAACACAAACACAGAAACAGTAATAGCAAACACCCAAGCAAAGAAAGATAATGCTTTAGAAACAGACTTTTTATCTACTGTTTCTAACGATTATTTTAACAGTCTTACAGAAGATGTTTTGAATGGAACTGCAACTATAGCAGACCAAGAACAAAAACTAAGAGATTTTCAAATTGAATTACTAGAAAATTTACTAGAAGATGAGCAGTTAACCTATGAAGAAAGAGTAAACCTTGAAACAAGTTTAAACAAAATTAAACTTGATAATATGAACTCAGAGAAGAATGCAAGACAAGAACAAATAGATGGAGTTGCTCAATTAGGTAGTCAACTTATAACTTTAGCAGGTGAAGATAAAAAAATGCAAAGTATTAAAAAAGCAGGTATTGCACTTTCTTCTGCTGCTGCAATAGCAAACAATATACAGGCATTATCAGAAATGTCATTAGGTGTGGCTTCACAATCAAAATTACTTTTTCCTGCTAATATAATAGGTATGGTTACTACTTTAAGCACTATTGTTTCTTTATTTGCTAATATTAAAGCAATGAAAAGTGCTTTTGGAAATGGAGGGATTATAGAAACTTTTGCAAATGGTGGTATGGTGCAAGGTAAATCCCACGCACAAGGTGGTGAGAAGTTTGCAGTAGGTGGTAGAGTAGTTGAGTTAGAAGGTGGTGAGGCTGTAATAAATAAAAGAAGTACAGCAATGTTTAGAAGTCAGTTATCAGCAATGAACTCTGCAGGAGGAGGTGTTAAGTTTGCAGATGGTGGACTACTTAATATGCCTTCATTTAACCAACAACAGTTCAATGCACTTGGGCAAAGTCAAATGATGGGTGCTATGGGAAGTTCAGGTAAAGTAGTGGTTGTAGAAGCAGATATTACTGATAGTCAAAACTCAGTAAGTGTGATACAATCTGAAGCAACAATATAATGAGAGAAGAAACTAAAACTTATATAATTTATATGATTTTACTAGTTTCAGTATTAACTTTAGGGATATTAACAAATGTTCGTTGATAAAAAGACTAAGTTAGAAAGGTTAGATATATGTAAAAGTTGTAGTTTTTACCGAAACTTTATGTTACTAAATAAACCAAAGATAGAAAGAGGTGCAAGATGTTCTGTTTGCAAATGTTTCCTAGATGCAAAGACATCATTAACAAAAGAGTTCTTTGGTAAGTGTCCTAAAAACAAATGGTAAAACTTTACATATGAATTTTAACGAAGTCGCTGAAAATTACAGTAAGCAAAAAAGAAAGATGATGACAGATGCTGTCATTACTAACAGAAATTACACAAGAAATTTCACTACCTACCACTCTGAATCACTTAATTTAATGTTTGCAGAATGGCATTTATTATTCCCATCAAACAAACAAGACATTAACTGCACTTCTTGTAGAGCAGCAATTTGTAAGTTTTGGGACAAAATGGTAGATGAGTGGATTGAAAACGAACAAACTCCTAAAAAGAAAAATGCCTCAAAAAAAAGAAAAAAGAAATAAGGTTGATGTAGTTAAAGACTTTATTGATATTTGTGGGCTAGAATTAGAAAGGCGATTTGGATTATCTCCAACTTGCAAAGATATTATACGACATCTTGTTGAGAAAGGTATAATAGACCCTAAGAGGTTAAGGAATTATATGGTCATTGTTGACTTTGATAGAATGTTAGTTACCAATAAAGGTAGTAGAACTCACACTTGGATGGATTTATCTATTAAATACAATATAAGCGAAAGTCAAGCACAGAATATAGTTTACAAGGAAAGAAAGAAGTCAATTCCATCTAATAATATTACACATTAAAAGTTTTGTAAGAAAATTAGGTAAAATAAATTTATTTAACTTATATTTTTGCACCTATGAACGAAAAATGGTATAACATTCAGAACAAAGCAGGTAAAACTGCTGACATTTATATCTTTGATGAAATAGGAACTTATGGCATAACTGCACAAGAGTTTATTAATGATATTAAAGATTTAAAAGATAAGCCTGTCAACTTACGAATTAACAGTTTAGGTGGAGATGTGTTTGATGGTATGGCTATGTATAATGTAATCAAAAGGAGAGAGGCTAAAACTACAGTTTATATTGAGGGTATAGCAGCAAGTATTGCTACTATTATTGCTCTTGGTGCAGATGAGGTTGTAATGGCAGAAAACTCTTTGTTTATGATTCATAACGCTTGGGGTGGTACAATGGGTGAGGCTAAGGATATGAGAAAGACTGCTGAAACTCTTGATAAAATCTCAAACGAACTTACAGACATTTATAGAAAAAAGACAGGATTATCTTATGATGTTCTTTCTGAGATGATGGATGAAGAAACTTGGTTAAATGCTGATGAAGCATACGAATTAGGTTTTGTTGACACTATCTCTGACTCTATTAAAGTGGCTGCGAAGTATGATGTTTCTAAGTTTAAGAACATCACACAAGAAGAAATAAAGAATAAATTGAGTATTAATGTAAATAACAAAAAAATGACTAACGAGTTAAAAGAATGGTTTAACAACAAAGTTGAAGAAATTGTTGCTACTGTAAAAGGTGATGTAAAAGTTTCTGAAGATGTTGCTAAAGACACAGCGATAACTGTTAATCTAGGAGATAATGATGAAATAAAAAATAAAATTTCTGAATTTGAAACTAATAACATAGAGTTATCAAACAAAATTTCTTTGTTAGAAGAAGAATTAGTTGCTTCAAAAGGAACTAACGAAACTTTAACAGTAGAGATTGAAGCGTTAAACGCTAAAATCAACAAAGCAAGTGCTAAAGGTACAGAAATTGAAACTGAAAGCGACCCTGCAGTAGTTGAGAACAAAAAAGAAGATGCTAATGCAGGTTTTTACAATGCAATGGCTGAAAGAATTAGAAATAAATTTAATAACTAAAAAATAAAATAAAATGGCAAACGTAGCAAATAAAGGTACATTCGCAACTTATAGTGGCGCTAACCTTAACGAAATATTTTATGAGCCAGTATTCAGAAGTGATGATATTATGAAAAACTATAGAGTTATTCCTAATGTAAAACACAAAATGAACGTGTTTACTTCTGCTGCTCTTAAAAAAATATCACAAAAATACACAGGTTGTTCAGCAACTAGTGGTTCTACACAATTTAATATAGATGAAAAAACTATTACTGCAGGTAGAATGAGAGTTGCTTTAGAGCAATGTACTGATGAGTTCTTTGGAACTTACATTGAAGAAATGTATAGAAATGGTGCTGATGTAATGAACATTGAAGGTACTATGTTAG